TAAGCAAAATGTCTAGAACTGTTAAATGTGTATATGTTAATATTTTTAATATAAGATAGATTAGCTCCATATAGATCAGCTCCATGTAGATTAGCTCCATATAGATCAGCTCCATGTAGATTAGCTCTAGATAAATTAGCTCCATATAGATTAGCTACAGATAAATCAGCTCCATATAGATCAGCTCCATATAGATCAGCTCCATATAGATCAGCTCCATGTAGATTAGCTTCAGATAAATCAGCTCCATATAGATCAGCTCCATATAGATCAGCTCCATGTAGATTAGCTTCAGATAAATCAGCTCCATGTAGATTAGCTCTAGATAAATTAGCTCTTTGTCCATCTTCTTCATTATTTAACCACTTCCTGTGCTTTTCTAATACTATAACTAATTGTTCATTGTCCATTTCATCACCTCATATTGTTAATTAAACCTAACGTTGCCATTAAACATATAACCACTAGTATTAATATCACAGTAAATCTCCTAAATATAAATTATCAAACTGCTCTAACATTTCTTGTGTTATATCCTCTTCGTGCTCTTCTTGATAGTCTTCTTCGTAAGATATCAAAGCCTCTTTTATGTATGACATGGTATATCTCCTTGTTGTTTATAATGTAACTATAGCATAACTTATGGGTAAGTTGTGGGTTATATTGTAAATTTATTGTAAAGAAAAATAAATATTAAAAAATACTTGACAAGAGTATAAAAGTGTTATATAATACTTTCAATAGTGCCTGAAACATCGCCAGCATAAAGCAGCATTAAGACTGCTGCTGGCTCCCTCCTAATGTTCTCAGGCACTTTCTAGTTCATTACGTCAGGGCGTGCAGATCGGAACCAGTGACGGCCTTAGGGCATTAAGTACTGTTTATTCCCGACAAGGAATTTGCTGCCGAGACTGTGAAAGCTGCCTTAGGCGTTGGAAGCGAAAAGGCAGAGCTTGCGGAGCAATCGCGGTAAGCACTTATCTAATAACTTAATAATAAGAATAAATGAACCCTGAAGATAAATTACAAGAAACCCTTAGCGAACTCCTAAATCAACTGGATAATAATCAAAGTATTATTACTAATGTTGCTAAATCTTGGTCTAAAGTTTCATTCATTTCTAAAACATCTTTTAATATTTCTATTGTACTAGGTTTAGTATTTTGTGCTATGTTTGGCCCAGTGGGGCTTTTCATAGGATTAGCTATAGCCGCTGCAGTATACGCAGGAACAACTCACTTACTCACTAATCACGCTAACAACAGTTACAATGAGCGAGTTAAGAACCGAGTACTGAGCTTAGGCAAGTTAATAACAGAAGTTACAGAAGATTTAAACACGATTAAAAGCGACTTAAGCAGTGAAGTTAGTCTTCTTAGAGAAGAGAACGTCTCTCTTAAAGACAACATACAAAGTCTTGATAACGCTTTAGTTAAAAATAAAAAATTATCTGTAATGTTAAAAACTATGGTGGATAACCTGTCTGGGCTAGCTATAGAAGACGGTCAATCAAGAGAGAAATTCCAAAACAATCTTAATCAGTTTCAAGAAAGTAATCAAGTGTACAGCAGCCTCTTAAATAGACAAGAGAGTCATCTAGTTAAGCTGGGATTATTTAGAAACGTCCCTGAAAGTAAAGAACAAGAAGAATCAACAGTTCAATTAAAATTAGTTAAAGGGTCATAATGATAACAGCAATTATTATATCATCAGTAGTAGGGTTTGGCTTAGGGTTTGGTTTCCACAATCAAATTGTTGAACTTTATTTGAAATCTAAAAGTAAAATAAAAGAGAAATTATAATATATGTGGTTCACTCTCTTAGTCCCTTTGTTGACAGGCATCTTCGGTAAAGATGGTGTTATCGGTAAGTATATATCTACTAAACAAGAGATTCAGCAGAAAGAACAAGACGCCAAGCTAGAACTAGCTAAGGCTAATATAGAACTAATTAAACAACAAGGTTCTGATGCTGTAGCTAGTGAAAAGAATAAGCTAGACGCCACAAGCCAAGGTTTTAAGTTCGTAACATTCGTTTTAATAAACATCCCCGTTATTGTTATGGTGATTTCTCCAACAAAAGGGAGAGACATATTTGAGAACTTTGCTTTAATCCCTGTTTGGTATGCCCAGCTTTACGCCGCTATATATGGCATCATTTGGGGAATTCCTGTGGTAGCTAATACAATGTCTAGTATCTTTGGCTCAATACAACAGGCTTGGGCAATGAGACAAGATAAAAAGATTGAAAGAATACAAGTGCTGGGTGAAGCCGGGCAGATAGGTAAAGATGCGGCTAAGAAAGAAATCTTCGATACAATGAAGAAAGCTGTCAACTTGAACGGATATACACAAGCACAAGTGGACATACTAAACCCAGTATTAGATAAAATACTAGCGGCACAAGTGACACCAGCGAGTAATACAACAATAAATAACTAGTTAAGAAGGGTCTTGTGGAACATCAAATATGGGAATATATCAAGACTGTCATCACTGTTATTATTGTCCCAGCGATTAGTGTTACTATATGGATGCTGCAAAAGAAGTCTAACGAGTTCGATGAACTACAACGAGAAGTAAATCAAATGAAAATAGAAAACATGAGACTTACTACACAACTAGCTAACATCAATGAAAATTTAAAAGAATTAAAACATATGATGAATGCGATTCTTCGCCGCGAACGTAAAGACAAAGATTAATATGCCATTTAAAGCTAAAAGAACTGTATACAAGCCGCGCTTTGCTAAAGAGCTTAAAGAGGGGCTTAGATACAATAATGGATGGACTATAGAGCAGTGTTGCAAGTATTGGGGCACTACGAGAACATCTTATTATGATTGGAAGAAAGATATTAAAGAGTTTAGAATTGCTTGTGAGATAGGTGACCAAGACTTCTATAACTACTGTATCGAAAAAGGTTGGGATATGGTAGAAGGTAAGACTAAGGGTAATGCTGTAGTGTATGCCCTCTTAATGTCACATTTCCACGGTATATCAGCCAAGACAGAAACTAAAATATCTCATGACGAACAAATACAAACAATTAATATTAACGTCATAGACAATAAAGCCCCTAAACTTATAGAAAACAAGATAAAGATAATAGAACACGATGGCAACTAAACGCAGTTTAGATATCACAATGACAGAGCCTCAGGCAGAATTCCTAGCTCTTGATTGTAAATACCCGGCCTTCGTAGGGGGATTTGGTAGCGGCAAGACTGAGACAATGATCACAGCGGCTATTATAGATGCCAGCCACAGCAGTACATCAGTGATAGCTCTATATGAACCCACGTTCGACCTAGTTAACTTAGTATTAGCACCTAGACTAGAGGCCAGACTTAGGGAATATGGGATAGCTGCTAATCACAATAAACAAGACCATATAATTTACACCTCAGCAAGTCAGTTCGGTGATTTTGTATTTAGAAGCATGGATAAGCCCGAGCGTATTATTGCTTATGAAAGTTATAGATGTCACATAGACGAGTTAGACACATTAAAACAAAATCATGCTCAAGATATTTGGCGTAAGATATTAGGGCGTAACAGACAAGTTCCCAAAGACCTTTTAGATGTTCATAAGGTACAGAATAGTAAGACAGGTAAGCTAGAAGCATTCAATAGAGCAAGTGTGTATACAACCCCAGAGGGCTATCGCTTTGTTTATGACAGATGGAAGAAGAGGGCCTCAGACGATTACAGGATAGTGCACGCTGCAACCACCTCTAACCCTTTCGTAGAAGATAGTTACGTAGAAAGTTTAAGAGAAGAATACCCGGCTGAATTAGCAGAGGCTTATATACAAGGACAGTTCGTCAACTTAACCTCTGGTACAGTGTATAACGCTTACAATAGAGTGATACACAGAAGTCAAGAGGCAATAAGACCTGGCGAAAATCTATACATAGGTTGTGACTTTAACAAACGTAATTGTGCTTTCACCACATATGTGAAACGTGATGGTGGTAAATGGCATGCAGTAGATGAGGGGTCGGGAATATATGACACCTTCGAGATGATAAGAATTTTAAAAGAAAGATATTTTGGTCACACAATAGCTATGTATCCTGATGCCTCAGGTGCTAGTGAGAAGACTTCAGCGGCTAAGTCAGACATAGCATTATTAAGCGAAGCAGGGTTTCACATAAGAGCTAATAGGAAGAACCCTGGAGTAAGAGACAGGATTAATGCCTCTAACAGAGCCTTCGGTGATGGCAGAGTGTTAGTGAATGATAGCAGATGCCCTAACGTAGCAAGATGTCTAGAACAACAAGCTTATAAAGACAACGGTGACCCTGATAAAGACTCGGGCAACGATCACCAGAACGATGCAACGACATACGTATTAGCATTTGAAATGCCAATCAGAAAGCCAGTGTTTAACATAGATTTTGATTTCAGTTTCAGATCTTAACAGAAGAAGAATAATTAATGTCAGTAGACTATACACTACCGGAATATAATCGTGCTGTTAAGAAGTGGGAACTAGTCCGCTCTATTATTGACAATGACGCTGGTCATTTAATTCCTGACGTTGACGTTAATGATATAGATAGAAGTATTAAATATAGAAACAACGCTATACTAACTAACTTTACAGGGCTCACAAAGAATGGATTACAAGGTTTAGTATTTCTTAAAGAACCAGATATTAACCTACCTTCTCAGTTAGAATACATGAGAGAGGATGCCACAGGCTCAGGTCTCAGCATGACACAGCTAGCACAGCAAGTTTGTGGTGAAGTGTTAGAGACAGGAAGACATGGCCTATTGGTTGACTTCCCACGTAATGAAAACACCCTTACAATTTCTGATTTGGAAACTGGAAATTATGTAGCACGTATTCTTCCATATACAGCTGAAGCAATTATTAACTGGAGAACTGAGCGAGTTAATGGTAAAGTTCAATTAGTTCAAGTGGTATTGAAGGAATGTAAAGAAACAGTTTTAGAAGATGGTTTTGCAGTAGAGAAACTCGATCAATATAGAGTATTAAAATTAGTTAATGGCCAGTACTACCAAGAACTTTACGATGAAGAACAAGATTTAGTAGATATAGTACAACCTCTTAAAGTGGATGGCACCCCCCTCACTTACATCCCATTTGTGTTTGTAGGTGCAGAGAATAATGATCCTATTATTGACCCAGCTCCTTTGTATGACTTAGCAGTGTTAAACTTAGGTCATTACAAGAATTCAGCAGACTTTGAAGAATCAGTATTTATATGTGGACAGCCTACAGTGGTTGTTTGCGTAGGTGACATACCAGCTGACCAATGGGTTGAGCTTAACGGTGGTAAGTTTAGATATGGGGCTCGTTCAGGTCATGTAGTAGGGTTAGGCGGTAATGCCTCTCTTCTACAAGCTAATCCTAACCAGTTAGCAGGGCAAGCTATGAAAGACAAGCTTGATCAGGCTGTAGGTGTAGGTGCTCGTGTGATCGCGGCAGCAGGCGCAGGCAGAGAAACAGCTGAAGGTGCTAGAATACGTTATTCAAGTCAGAACAGTGCTTTATATGTATTAACAAAGAACATGAACAGAGCCTTTATAGAAGTTATTAGAATGGCTTGTGATTTCACTAAAGACGCTGATAAATCAGAAGTAGATTTCGAGCTAAATGATCAGTTCTATGAAGATGGCGCGGATCCTCAATTGATAGCTCAAGCTATTATGATGTTAGATAGACAAGCATTGACAGTACAAGAGCTTAGAAATTACGTGTCAAGCACTGGGGAAGGTTTAATCACAGACCCAGAGCTGCAAGTAGAGATTGACGCTGTACAGAATGATCCAACCGAATAATGTCTTTATACGACGATTTAATTAAGCATAAAATGCTTGTTCAGAAGTATGCTAAGAAGCAAGCTAATGAACTAAAGAAAGAAATGAAAGTGTTACAAGAGATGGCAGAGAAACAAATAAGGCTCTACGGTTATTTGAACATTAAACAAATAGCAGCTCTTAGAAAAGCAATGGAAAAGAACATAGAACCAATAGTTAAAGAACAATTTAAAAAGCTTACACAGTTCTACAATTATGAGGCAAAGTTCTCCGCTAAAGTTCTTAAAAAGGATAAGAAAATTAAACAAGCTTTAGTTGTTCCAGAGCCTAAGCCTAAACAGATAGAAAAAGCACAAGTGGCATTCACATTAAATAAGCCACCAGTGCAGTTAAAGAAAGCTTACACACAGTTTGTTCAGAAGAAAATAGACCAGACAGTACAAATACTAAGAGATGCTGAAGTTCAGAAACAAGATCCTTTAGATAGTATGCGTAATCTCTTCTTAGGCTTAGTGGCAGTGCAGAGTTTTATATTAGTGGGAAATGCGGTTAATACCACAATGAATGAGGCCCGCACAGACGTCATAGAAGCTAATAGCGAAGAGTTAGAGATAGAGCAAGTGCAGTGGACGGCTATATTAGATGAAGCCACCTGCGAAGACTGTGAGGCTTTGGATGGAGAGGTGTTTCCCTACGATGATTACCCAGATTGTCCATATCATGCTAATTGTCGATGTGAGGTAGTGCCGATATGAGTAGATATCAAGACTGGCTATTAAAACAAGATAAAGAATTTATAAAATTGATACACAGAGATAAAGTCCCTGATAACTACAGAAACGAAGATGTTGAGGGGATAAGCTTAGAAGAGCTAGAAGAGTTAGATAACCAGTTTATTAACAATGAGAAAATAGAAGATTTTTAAACAACCCAGAGGGTGAATAAGTGAGCGAAGAAAATCAAGTAGTTGCTGAGCAACCAATTGAAGCAGTAGAACAAGTAGATTACAAAGCTTTATATGAAAAGACTAAAGCTGATTTAGACACAGTAGCAGCTAAGAAAGACGAGCTGTACAAAGAAACAAAAGCTGCAAAAGCTGCTCGTGAGCAAGCTCTAGTAGACGCCAGAAGAATTGAAGAAGAAAAGGCCATGAAGGACGGGGAGTGGGAGAAAGTAATACAATCCACTAAGAAAGAAGCCGAAGAATTAAAGAAACAACTGCAAGATATTAAACACGCTAATAGGCGTGAGAAGTTACACATCGCAGCGTTGAAAGTAAGCCAGAGTTTGGCCGATGGAGACAATGCAGATTTGTTAAGTGATTTTGTTTTGAGGAATCTGGACAAAATGGCTGATGAGACAGGGTCACTGAGTGATGATGTTTTAGAAGCTGTTAAGAAAGAATTCTCATCTAATAACAAATATAAATCGTTATTGCGAGGCAGCAAAGCCAGTGGCGGAGATGCACAAGGTAACACTAATACTAAAGCTGAGCCAAGTATTAAGGAAATGAAGTATGATGATTTTAGCAAAATGGATGCATCTAAGCAGATGGAGTTTTCAAAGCTTGTTGCAATAGGTAAAGCTAGATTATCTTAATAACAATAATACTAATATAAAGAGAAATATAAAATGGCAGATGGAAGTAACAGTTTTGGTAATCTAGTGATTGCCGCTCAAGTTAACCTTGATACTGTATTACGTGAGCAAATTGGTTTTATCCCAGCAGTATGGAAAAACTTAGAAGCTTCACAAGCAGCAATTGGTCAACAAATTCAATATCCTTTAGTCCCTGATTTGGTTCTGGAAGATGCTACAGCTAACTGTTGTGACGTACCTTGCCCAGAGTTAACTACTTGGGATAGCGCAACAATGACTCTTGACTACAACAAGGCGGTAGCATTCTGCTGGACTGGTGAAGAAGAGCTAGCAATACGTAATAGTCAACGTAGCGGTGTTAATGGGTTCCAAGGAACTCAAATGGACGAAGCAATGCGCTTAATCGTGAACGCTGTAGAGCAATCTATTGCTGACCAAGCCCCTAACGCTTTACATTCATACACACCAATCAACGGTGGCATTCTTTTCAATCAACAATCTGACAACATCAAAGATTTAGCAAATATTCGTAAGATTCTACACCGCGCTAAAGCTCCTGATACTGACAGACATTTGGTAATGGGTTTTGATGCTAGTGCTAATTTAGTTAACACTTACAACTTAACTCGTGCTAATGAGAATGCGTCTGATGCAACTCTTCGCCGTGGCGAAATGTTAAATATGTTAAACTTCGGTTTACACGAATCATTCGCAGCTGATGCAGTAATCGAGTCTGGTGCAACTGGTACAGGTTATTTGGTTAATGGTGCAAGAGCGGCTGGTGTATACACTGTAACTGTAGACACTGGTACTGGTACTATTCCTGCTGGAACTCGTGTAACCTTCGCTGGTAATGCTGATAGCTACACTGTAGTGTCTTTTGCTGCTAACGTGATCACATTATCACAAGCTCTTACTGGTGCTGTAGCCGATAACGCGGCTGTAACTATAGATGCTGATGGCTATGCTCCACAATTAGCTTTCCAAAGACGTGCTATTGTATTAGCAACTCGTGTACCTGCAATCGCCGGTGGCCGTGACTTAGCAACTAACCGTGCTTATATCACTGATCCAGTGAGTGGTCTTACAATGATGTTGTCTGAGTACCCTGGCTACCGTGCTATGAGATACGAACTATCTCTAGTTTGGGGAGTTAAAATGGTTAAACCAGAAATGGCAGTGTTGATAGCTTAATAAGTAATTTTCGAGGGCTCTCGCAAGAGAGCTTTCTTTAAATTGTTTATAGGAATTAAAATGAGACGCAGTGAGATAGAGACAATTAAAGTGAAGCATAAAGATGGTTATATGATCATCAATAAAGTTGATTTCAATGATAAAGATTATGAACTGTTTGAAGAAGAAGTAAAACAACCAGAGCCTGTTGTCAAAGAAGAGAGGGTTGTCAAAGCTCCGGCTAAGAAGAAAAAGCCTGTCACAGCTAAACAACAAGACAAAGGTACACCAATAGCAGAGATTAATCAGCTTATAAATAATAAACCAGCTGTTAGACCTAGAAAGGATGGTGATGCGCCTTATCTCAGAGAATAAAGAAGAACGATTAGCTATATGCCGAACTTGCCCTTTCTACAATGCAGAACGTAATAAATGTAAGAAATGTGGATGCCACATGGCTGTTAAAGCTTTGTACGCTAGAAGTAAATGCCCATTGAATAAATGGGGTTGTAAAGATTGCGAGGTTAAATAATGAAATATACTCCAGAGAATTGCGCAAGGTCTAAAATATTTTTGCAAGACAGCAACAATCCTGTAGGGTGGACTCAGATTAATCACGTCTTTGAGATTGATGATGTGGAGAAAACGGTAAGTTTCTTCCCCACAAGTATAAAAGACATTCCCATACTAACAACAGACAACAATGTCGCACGATGTACTATAAATCCTGTAGGCTGCTACGTTGAATTAAACGAAAAGGTTTTAACTAAATGGCAACAATCGTAGTAGAAACCGGGAGTGGTGATAACCCCTTGGCCAATAGCTACATATCAGAAGCTGAATTAGTTACGTATGCTGCTGATAGAGGTATTACATTGGTAGGCGCCCCATCAGTTCTTATAATAAGAGCAATGGATTATTTAGAATCACAATCATTTAAAGGTTATAAAGCTAACAGCAATCAACCTCTTGAATGGCCTAGACGTGGTGTAATAATTGATACAGTGGGCTTTTGTGGTTGTGGCAGTTATTTACCTAGTGATGAAATTCCACAATTGCTTATAGATGCTTTAGCTGAGATTGCAATAGCTATAGATCAGGATGAAGACCCCACAGCTTCTGTGCAACCAGCTGTTAAAAGTGAAACAGTGGATGTAATTAGCGTGACATACAAGGACAATGCCTCTTCTGTAGTGATTAATAGAAAAATAGGCATAAAACTAAACAAATTATTAAGTAATTCAGGTGGAGCCTTTGTAGTGGTCAAGGGTTAGTTCTAAGCAACTTTAGCACCTACCCTTGGTGTTAGTACTACCAGCACCCCGATCGTTCAATACAGAGCTTCTATGGAGCTCATATTTAAGTACATAAGAGATATAAATGTCATTTGCTACGAGAATGCAACAAACAGCAAGAACATTGCTTACAAAGTACGGTCAAGCTGTGTCTGCAAGCAGAGCAATAAATTCTAGCTTCGATGTGACAGATGGGACAGTGACAATTGGAACTCCATTAACTTATGCAGGCGTTTGCTACCCCTCTAATTACAATCAAAATCAAATAGACGGGACAATCATTCAACAAGACGATATATTAATTATATTAAGAACAGACACAGAGCCTAAAGTTAATGATGTATTAACTACGGGTGGAAAAGCTTACACAATAATAAACATGCAGATAGTAACAGCTCAAGGTTTAGACATTATTTACAAATGCCAAGTGAGGCAATAGTGGCTGATGGATTTGATGCTTGGAACAAACAATTCACTGTTCAGGTGGATGTTTTAAAAGATGTCCAGGAAGCAGCTTTAGAAGATGCTGTGGGGGTTCTATTCGGTGAGATAAAAGATAGAACTCCTATAGGTAATCCTGCTTTATGGAAATGGCCAGCTCCTGCTGATTATAACCCAGGGACATTGAAAGCCAGTTGGGAACAACATAAACTAAGTCCCTTAGCATATGAGATAGTGAATAACCAACCGTATGCCTATAGAGTGGAAACAGGTTGGTCAACACAAGCTCCCGAAGGAATGATGAGAATTTCAATAAAAGATTGGCCCTTTATATTAGACCAAGCAATGAAGAGGAATACACGTGGGGACGTTTAATAACATACAAAACGCTCTTAATACAAGGCTTGCTAATATATCAGGATTACCAGTTATATATTATCCAAATGATCAGAAAGAGCCTTTACAAAGCACTCCCTATTTAAGGCCTACACTACTGCCTGCTACAAGTCAATTATATACATTAAATGATGGAGATTACCATCAGGGCATATACCAAATAGATATATATAAACAATTAAAATTTGGTTCAGCCCCTGTTCTCTTAATAGCAGATGCAATAAGAGATGGTTTTAGAAGACAAAGCTTAACATCGAATGGGACAATAGTTCACATTCAAAATATTAGCATTTCACAAGCTAGAAAAGAAGAAGGCTGGTGGAGTTGCTATGTAGAAGTAAACTACCTTTGCGTAGCATAATAATCCACTAATAATTATAATAAAGGAAACAAAATGGCAGCTCCAGCAATTAAAACCCAAGGCACTACGATCAGTATTGATGGTGCTGTATTTTTAGGTCATCAATCTATTTCAGGACTTGGTGGCGGCACAGCTAATAAAATTGACACCACCACACTTCTCAGCACCTCTAAAGAGTACCGTATGGGTCTGCAAGATGAAGGCGACTTCACTCTTAATTTCATATGGAATCTAGATGACGCTGGCCAGGCGGCTATGATGGCGGCTAAAGCATCCCAAGAGACTGTTGAAATGATTATCACTCTTCCAGCTACAGACCCCACAGTTACTAAGAACGTCTGGACTGGTAACGTTATTATTCTTCAGATGTCTTTAGACATTAATGCCGATAGCGTAGCTCAAGGTACAGCAACAATAGGTGTTACAGGTACGCCGGTTTGGAGTTAATATGATTCTTAATAAACATCAAATTTTTGCATCAAATGATTTAAAGAATAAAGTCGTGGAAATGGAAGAGTGGGGAGGGGATGTTAAGATAAGAGTCATGTCAGCTGGAGAGCAACTGGCTCTTAACGACTTTCTTACTAATAACCCTAAAGACGAAGACATGGCTTTCCATTTTATATTAATGTGCTCTATTAATGAAGATGGAAGCAAGATGTTTGATCAAGATGATATACCTCTCTTAAAAGCAAAGAGCGCTGAAAGCGTTATCAAGCTCTATCAAGAAATATTATCGTTAAACAAACAGAAAGCCGATGATGTTGAAAACCTAGCAAAAAACTCCTAAGGCATCCATTAAGACAATTTATGTTCTCTCTGGCAGTTGAGCTTAAGATGACTGTCAGAAGACTTGAACAAGAGATGGATGCTGCAGAGTTTATGGAATGGATAGCATACTACCAGACTAAAGATGAAAAACTCAAAGATGAGTTATTGGCTAAAATAGCAAACGAAACTTCAATAGAAGAAAGCAATGCCCAAGTGCGTGCATTCTTACAAGCATTAAGAAGAACTAAATAAATGGCAACAACTACATCAACATTAAAAACAGAGATTACAGCAGATAATAAGAAATTTATTGCTGCTACTCTTGAAGCCAGGGCTAAGGTAAAGCAGCTGGCTTTAGCTATACGTAATGAATATGGCGTTGCAATGAAGGATGCCGAAAATTTGGCACGTAAAACATTTGCCAATACTAATTCTGCCTTAGCCAGTACACAGAAGCAAATATCCACAACCTCAAGCTTGCTGGGCGGGCTAAGTAAAAAATTTACAGCTTTCTTAGCTGTAGGAGCTTTGACATCCGGCTTTAAAAACATTTATCAAGATATAGACAGAACGATAGCTTCTGCTGAAAAATTAGATATCGCGGTTAATAAATTTCAAGCTTTAGAATTTGCTGCTAAAAGGTCTGATGTAGAAATTTCAACATTAGAAAACGGCCTTAAGAAATTAAGAAGCACTATTGCCACATCCCTACAAACCGGTAACGATCCATTTAAGCAGTTAAATTTGTCAGCTAAAGAGTTGTCAGAATTAGATATAGTTGATGCCTACGTTAAACTGGGTGCTCAAGTTAAAAAGTCTAACTCTGAAATTGCTCAAGTGACTGCGGTTAATGGTATCTTTGGCTTAAAAGCTGGTCAAGAGCAATTGAATGCTTTTAGAAGTGATCTAGAAGGTGCCATAAACTACTACAAGACTAATATTGGCGGATTAAGTGAAGAGGATGTTTTAGGCTTCGCTAAACTTGATAAACAAGTAGATGAAGTTGGTGCCAAGATAAAAAACGATTTACAAAAAGGTATAATACAGCTCACACCCCTTATTCTTGATGCAAGCTCAGCTTTCGCATCGATGGCTAAAAATATAGGTAAAGGCTATTCTGTTTTAAAAGAGTTTGTTAACAGTGCAAGGGATTTAGCAGATTCGGCCTTAAGTGATAATACCCCCCAAGCTGACGTTAAGCCGGGACTATTTGTTAATGGCAAATCTTTTAAAGATCAACTGTCATCAATCCCATCATTTAGGGATGGGGCAAAAACACAAACTGCATCATTTATAGATGTCCCTACAGAATTAAATAAACTTGCTATAGCTGCAGCGGCTGCGACTGGCGGCCTAGACTCGTTGAGAAAACAAGCATTGGATTTATTCGGTGTTAATACACCAGAGGCGAATGGTAAGAACTATTTACAATCTATATTAACAGATAAATCTAGGCCTCAAGCCATGGATGAGGGATTCAATAAAATAGCTAATGAAATACGAGATAGTGTTCTTAAAAACCCAGACAGTTCATATTTAGCGTCTAACAATGCAAGTAGGATATCAGAGTTAAAGAGGATAGCTAACACTTATGGTGGAAGATCTGATATAGATAATACTGGACAATTGAATGCAATCAAAGAAATTGAAAAAGGTTTAAAAGTTCTCAGTACTACCCCACAAAAAGTCGATGTCGCAATAACAGTCGACAAGGAAGGTATTATTAAAGCGGTGGTAGCTAACAATCAATTCACCGAAGCAGTGATTCAAACAGCGGTAGCAGCCGCGGACAACTCAGCAAGAGAGGCGGTACGATAGATGTCAATCGCAACACTAACATTTAAATTCTATGATGATGCTGGGCTAACCACACTCACTAATACGTTATTTCAACTAACACATCAAAGTGATTTCTCAGACAATCCTCAAAAGTTTAATAAATTCTTTGGCAGTAATAACTCTGCTAATAAACTCCAAGCACAAGCCAGCCCAGGGGTTAATCAAATTACTCTTACACCCACAAGAATTCTTGCCACATGGGCTCTTACGACAGCCTATACGCTGGGGCAAAGAAGAAGACCTACAGTGGACAATAACTTCACATACGTTGTTACAACAGCTGGTGTAAGCTCAGGTACAGAACCCACATGGAATACCTCTTTAAATGGCTTTACAACAGATGGCACGGTGGTATGGCAAACAATAAGCGCTGAACATCCTATTACAGAAATTAAGCTTGCCTTAACAGAGGCCGGGCTTGCTTCAGCTACAGGCGGCGCAGCCTTGAATATTGGTGCAACAATCAATGGTGGAGTTGCTAACGCCGTCAGCGTTTGGATACAAGTTGATAATTCAATAGCAACAGTAGGGAGCACAACTGGTGCACCAGAGCTGGGCATTTACATTAATGCTGTTCAAGAGAGTGCTATATAATGCCAAGAATTTATGTAAATAATTTTAATACAACGTTGAGTGCTGCAATAGTCAGCACGGGTGCAACATCTATAACAATAGCAAGTGCTACAGGACTGCCTACATTAGCCACTGGCGAATATTATCTTCTAACAATAGATGATGGTACAAATATTGAAATAGTGAAAGTTACGGCTCGTTCTGGTACAACATTAACAGTTGTTAGAGGTCAAGAGGGTACAACAGCTGCAACATTCGCAAGTGGTGTGGCTGTAGAAATGAGAGCCACAGCAGGTGGGATGGTGAACGTAGATGATGAGGGGAATTTCTACACTAACAATTATCATCCCGCCTTAACATCTGTGGCCACGGCAGCTGGCACGACAACTTTGACAAGTGCAAGCACAGGTTTCTACAATTTCACTGGCTCCACTACACAAAACGTTAATTTACCTGTAACCAGCACGTTAACATTAGGTCACAAATTTGTTATAAAGAATTCAAGCACAGGTACAGTCACAGTGCGGAGTTCTGGTGCTAATACAATACAGGCTATCACAACAGGTAATAGTGCAATATTTACGTGTGTATTAATATCAGGTACAACAGCTGCTAGTTGGGTGGTGGAATATATAAGTTCATCAGGTGGGGGCGGTAGTCAGACACCTTGGACTTCTAACATAGACACGGGCGGTTACTATCTAGCCAATACGACCAATAGTTCAGGGGTTGATATTAGGGGGAATGCAACTGGCGCTAACCCGATTACTTTAACCGCCTCTTATATTGATATTAAAAGAAGTGCCGGTAATGCAGCAGCTTCGGCCATTTACTTGTATGAAGCTCCTGCTAATGGTACAGACTATGTAGGAATTCAGACACCCACCAATATTACATCTTCATACACTATAACGCTCCCAGCGACAGGCGGGACAGGGTTCTTATATAGCACATCTAACACATGGGCTCTTACAACTACACCAGCTCTTGGCACCCCTGCTTCAGGTACAATGACTAACGTTACTGGTCTTCCTCTTACAACAGGTGTCACAGGTACATTACCAATTACTAATGGCGGCACAGGTAGGGCTACATCTACAACAGCTTATGGCTTGATAGCAGCAGGAACAACAGCTACAGGTGTTCAACAGACTATAAGCCCAGGAACTTCGGGACTTCCCTTAATATCAGCCGGAGCAAGTGCTTTAGCTTCATTTGGACAACTTAGTTTAACTGCTGGTGTAACAGGTGTTCTACCTGCCGCTAATGGCGGAACAGGGATTTCTATAAACCCTCAAATATCAGCTAGAATAACTACAAACCAATCTATCGCCAACGCCACTTTTGTTAAAATAGCTCTCGCAACGGAGAATTTTGATACTAATAATAATTTTGATAATGTTACAAATTACCGATTCTTACCAACTGTAGCTGGTAAATACTTCTTCTCTGCTGGAGTTGATATAAATGCTGCTGTTGATGCTTGTATTTTGAGGGCTTATCTATTTAAAAATGGCGCGGGACTTTTAGAATCGGGGATACAAACATCGGGAACAGGGCAACAGGGGGTTACAATCAATGGTGTTATTTCCATGAATGGTTCTAGTGATTATGTTGAATTGTATATATACCAAGCTACTGGAACAAGTCAAACGGCTAATGCTAATAGTTACATGGTAGCCTATTGGATTGGAGCATAGAATGAATATCAACGATATATTATTACTTAAATATCCAAACGCTAGTTTCTTAAAGGATATATTAATTTTTGATGATGGCAATGGCCCGTATATTAAAGAGTGGAACCTTGATACCCCTCAGCCTACAAAACAGGATTTAAATAACTGGGGAATTGAATTAGATTTAAAATACAGACAAGAATTGGCACGTCGAGCAAGAGTTTATCCTCCACTTGAAGTGCAATTAGATATGCAATACCATGATGCAACAGAGGGAACCACTACTTGGGTTGATTCTGTAGAAGCTGTTAAACTTGCACACCCAATACCCGAGGAATAAAAATGAGCCTTACTGGACAAGCAATTAATTATTTACAACAGCAATACCCTAATGCAAGTTTTCTTAAAGATATTATATTACAAGACGATGGCCAAGGGCCTTATATTAAATACTGGGGGATCGGGCAAAAACCTACAGAAGCGGAAATAAACCTAGCGGCTTTAACAATGATTCCTAAATTAGCCTACCCTACAATTGAAGAACAGCTCCTTTGCCTTTATAATGACCAGAAGAATAATACAAAAACACTCGTAGCAAGAATAGAAGCTTCTAATAAACCTATAATATAAGATAACCAATGCAAATAAATAGAGGTAAGATTAATAGTTTTGCTATCAATGCGGGTAATCCTGGCGGTATAATTGATACTGGCGTTGGTCTTATTCTCAGTTTTGAGCAAACAGTTGTTATACAAGGCGATGGTTTAGTCCTAAGCTTTGAACAAACAGTCGTATTACTTACTAAAGGTGATGGCTTAATACTGACGTTTGAGCAATCGGTAATAACTGCTGGTAGCACTTTAATCTTATCATTTGAACAAACAATTGTTAGTGATGTTCAAGCAGATTTCTTCACCCGCAACGGATGGTATGGGGTTATAACATTAGGTGGCGTTAGAATACCTGATAATCAATTAAGAGGTGTTTGGAAATACACACACAATGAATCTAATTCGGCTCTCTTTGACTTTGGCATACTCCCCACATTAGGTATTCAAGATTTATTTTCTTATCAAGGCAAAGTAGTTACATGTGACATACAGACATCACGTGGTATTAGACGTATATTTACAGGTAAGGTAGATATCCCTGAAGTGGATATTATGAATGAATATATCACTCTGCGTTGTACAGATAATCGTGAATTAAGAATGGCAAGTGGCGCTGTAGACCCTGGCACAATCGCTTTATATAGCACAACAGTGTTTGGTGAAGTTGTGGATACAAAACAACAACTCGCAGACAGATTGACAGTGGTGCCATATAGTTTAGATTGGGATGGATATGGCCAAAGCTATTTCACCCCATGGGAACCTAAGAGCACACCAGATTTCACACTATCAGATGGTTATATTTATCGTAGAGACCCGTCAATTAGAATTGAATCGTCGGCTCAAGTCACTAATCAAGTGATAATTAATTTTAAATATTCATATCAAAGATGGCATCAAGGAACAATAAACTATAATTGGGCAATCCCTTACAACGGTGGTACATTCCTTACTAAAGGCCCCACGCTTCTTCGTAAAGAGATGGTGGAACAAGCAATTAGCGGTGCTGGATGGCCTGTATATGGCAACATAGGATATACACCAATATTAGCAGCTGGTTTCTATCAAGTTAATGGTGCATACACAGCATGGACGACAAGGCAATCAACCGGTGTTTCTACCCAAAAGAAAGATGCATTCGGTAATGTTGTGTTGGACAATGCTGGAAAACCAATTGTAGAATATACTGAAACATCATCTGTAGATTTAGCCCGTATTATGTGCTTTGGCGCGTCTTGGGTGGCATCTAACAGATGGTCTCAGAATATGCAAGAGAATTACACTCTCACAATAAATGCCCCACAATCTCAAGCAAGATATGGGGTGGTTACTAACACTGAAAATGTAACTCTAACAGACCCAGACAGCAGTGTTGAATGGGAAGGCAGTGACCCATCATCTTCAAGACCTGCTGGGATGGCTGTACCAGGCTTCACTAATCAAACTAATTCACTGGCTGAATTCAATAATGCTACAATTGTATTAATTAATAGAGCTAGAACAAGAATACTTGCAGCACACAGAGATAGTAGGGTATCATTTGAACGCTCAATATGGCCTGAGATTGATTTAAGGCATACAGTGGAGGTGTCTACAACTCGTATTGATGCTAAAGGAAAAGTAGTTGGCATTACACACACAATGGATATTGGAACAGGTGATGCTTACACAGGTGTTGATCTTGCCATATATCGAACTACAGGCTTACAGGTAGAGAGTTCGTTTGGCCCCCCTACTAGACCAGTGGACAGTACGGCAGTGCCATACCAGGGCTTTGTTGCGCTTGGTAGTCATTATGGAGAAGACCCAGATCAACCAGGAGCTGAACTGTGGACAGGGCACATAGGGAATATATGGAAAGATGTTAGGCTGTCTTCTGGATTTGGTGTTAATCATATCAGAACCACATATCCGGAGTCTTTCATAGTAGACACCCCGAGCATCCCTAGTAATTATAGAGATCAAAGGGATTTAGGGGCAGCACAGAATTATAATGTATCAATACCATCTAACACATTAGTGTGGACAACAGTAGGTAAATAATGGCCAATAATAATCGTTTTGCTGATGCAATAAGAAGGATAGTAGAACCTTTAATACCTGAGAGTTCAGGTGATGCATTGTTGCCTGGTAAAGGTGATCTAGAGGGTAAAAGAGGAGTTGGTTATGCAACAGCCTCTGGCGCTGTAGCCGGAGCCACTGGAGCTGTTGGACAGAAACTAACACCAGCTCAGCAAGCTATTGTTCGCACTGGAGGAGACGCAGCATCAGACGCAGCAGCGTCAGCCGCTCTGGACGCTCTAGGAGCTTCGGGAGGTGGTCAAGGCAGTTATGATGCTGATGATCTATTAGATGGCACAGATGGGCCTCTAGACCCTTCTACGGACAGTGGAAACTCTGACCAAGATAAAGTTAATGGTTCAGCGGAGAATCAATCAGGGACATCTAGTGGCGGTTCACGTTTATTAGAAATAACGGGGTTGAAGAAATGTGGGGACACATCAGGGAAGACGTACACTATCAGAACTGATGGATTCTACATACCACCTATTGGGTGGGATACAGCAGATGACCCCCCTGAAGACCCAGATTGGCAAATAGGATACTATTGGGTTATGACATCTGGTTATGGAGGGGCTAATGATTTAAAAGGAGCCACTCCTACAGCAACAGCTAAACTTTTACCCCCTGTACTCGATGGGGTTAACCCGGGGAATGCGCCTCATGTTTTTAAATACCTAACTTATGTATCACCAACACAGTACACAGCACATTATGAAAGGCCGAATCTTCCATTCGGAGCACCTTTTACATCTACTACATCAAGAGTAGGATGCCCTGGGCCTGATCCTGATTTATGCCCTATAGTAGCGCCTGTTGAAACACAGTGGCCGACCACTAATACATCACAACTTTCTATGAACTCTGAAGGTCAATTTGTACCTAATCAATATGATACAGAAGTGGATACAGAGTATTCTACACCACGCAGCACACTTTCCATGTGCACCTCTAGTGATCAACCCGTTCAGATAGCCCCGCTTAAGAATGGTGGCTTTGCATTATATAAAACATCTGGTGGAGCCCCTACGGGGACAGTGCAGCTCTACAACAGTGACAAAAGCAAAGCTGGGTATACTGATGGGACAGGGTTTAACGATTTAAAAGCTTAATTATAAATAATCATTAGCATTGATAGAAACCCCACGGCTATATATTGGCTTATGTGTTGTGGGGCTTACAGGGAATAGATTAACTTTTCCATCACCATATTTGCCATACACCATTAAATCAGCCTCTTTAGTTCTTCTTCCGATTATCTCCTTAGGTCTGTTGTACATTAATAGTAATTTACGTAAGTAGTCTTTGTTGTGTTCCCCTGAGTTTATTACTTTTATCAACGTTGCCTTCTTCACCCACCCCGTGCCTACGTTATAAATCCAACTAACCAATGCATCAAACATATGTTGTGGGACTTCTACTTTCAATCCATTATTAACAGCATTTTCATATTTAACTAATGACTTATCCAACAGTTCAAAAGCTTCTTTGACTGATATTTCTCTACCCCAAGGCATTTTGGCTATGTCTGGAATTTCACTCACTGTAGCACCAATGCCAATTGTCTTAACTCCCACGCTGTCTAAATAACAACTCTTCGCAACACCCTCCACCCCTGCTAAAAATATTTTCCCCTCTTTACTCATTCGCATTCTTTATTCCTATTTTTATTTCTGTTACATTAATTGCTATTGTACCCAGCACTATAGCTAGCCCCATATTATATGGAATAAGCATTATTAAATAAAACACCATCGATATAAAACCAATAGCCCCTAGTTTAGCTAACGTATTTATTAAACCCATAATGCATTTTTTCCGTGTAATGGTTTCTTAAGAATAGCTATGTGCTGATTATTTACAAAATCAACCATCCTTTCCACTAATTTAGCCCTTTTACCTTCGGCTTCTTCCCTGTTTATGTAAACACCCTCTACTCTTCCATCCAAACCTAATCCTTCATTGCCACAACTATAAACAACATAAACATACGATCTAGTGATCCGCCTTGTAGACAACCATCCATTTAACGAATTCTTCATCTCTATTCTCCTAATGAACCAATGAAGCAGGATCTTCCCCGCTACCTTCCCAATCCTGAGCATCGCTTTGCAAGCATGCTACATCCCACTCTAAACTCCACAGCCTATCCCTAAGCTTTTCTTCTGTACGTCTCCACAAGCATTTTAATTCTAATATATATTCTTCTATTTCTGCGCCATGCGCATATAAATCCTTCTTGTATTTTAAGAGATCCATGTTGCTTAACTTATCCATTTCTTCTTGTGTTAGTATCTCAAAGCTAGTTTCCATGTTCTCCCCTTATGTACGGCTCATAAATTCGCCGTATAAGCCTTAGTTATTAAGGATTTACTTAGATTTACTTGAGTTTACTTTGAGCTACTCGTCGCTCTCGTGCCCTGAGCCCTTCGCCCTGAGTTCATTATACTCATGGTTTTAAGGGTGTGTCAAGAACTATTTTAATTTATTTTTATTGCTATTTTAAAAACAATAGTTTATACTTGAATTATACAGACAATAGGAGCTTGCCATGAGCCTGATAACGTTCTATCATTTTAACAAATACGGTAAGCAGGTTAAACTTAGCACGGTGCATCAAAGAGATTTTGAGACTATGAAAATATTATTGTTAGAGGATAGTCAGACACTTGATATTGGGGATATTTATTACTTAGATGAATTTGGTAATGAGATTCAATTAGATTATTATAATTCTTAAGGGTGTTGGAAATGAATATATTCGATAAATCAGAAAGAACTTATACAAAGAAGGAAATCAAACAGGTGTTGAGCTGTTGGGCAGAGGCAATAGACTCTAAGCTAGAGGAGACTTTTAAAAAAAATCCAGATTTAAAACTGTATCAAGAGACACAATATAAACTTCTAGCTATATTATTTGGTGTAGCAGAATGAACAAGGTGAGGGTTCATGAACGAATCCACAGCCCTTTGTTTTATGTACTAGTCGAACTGGCTTCTAATCAACACAATGAAGCATATAAAGAGCTAAGACTGATAGCAGCGATAGTTAATTCAGGTATTGAGGATGAAGCATATTTAAGCAGTGAAACTTTTTGGGAGCATTGCTCACTTCTGGGATTAACTGATGAGTTCGTTACACATTGCATTAACAGTTATAAAAGGAGTGGGCTTAAATGATAAATTTTTTATGTAAACTATTACTTGCTATTATTTTAGATTTAGCTATAGTGTTAGGAGGGGTTGCGCTTTATTTACAAACCAATCAAACAAGAGAACAAAAGGATGACAGGATTAGAGAGATATACAAGCAAGTGGCGGCAGCAACAGGTGAATCTAATCAGATGAGGCCTTTAAAGATAGTAGATGCCCCTGTACTTAATGCTTATGCTAATACAAAAGAGATAGTACTGTTTACCGGATTATCAAATAGTATGGATTCAGAGGATGAAATAGCAATGGTGTTAGCTCATGAGATTGCACATATTACACTGGGGCATGTTTACATAGAGGAGGATTTATCACCTCTTGAAATAAGTGTATTAGAGGGGCAGGCTGATAAAATGGGCGCTCTGTATATGATGAAAGCCGGATTTGATATCTGCAAAGGGCGAGAGCTAATGAAAAGATGGGAAAAATCCGGGGATTATTTAGGGGGAGATCACCCTAGTTATTCTTACAGGTATATGCAACTAAATATTAACTGTGAATAGGCGGTGATATATGGACGTCGAACTACAAGCTTATGAATACGGTATACACAACGTTAGTTTCGAAGATATGGTGGAGTTAGGCCGTAAAGTTGTGATAGTATATAAACTCGAAGATAGAGCACACACTATAAGCTTTGATGAACTATGTTCATATATTAAAATGTTTATTAGTACGCCATTCGGGGTAAAGGCTCTAAAATATTATCGTTAAGGAGAGGGGTGTGGCAGCTGAGAAGACAGACGACTATTATGATACTGCATGCCCTTTATGCCAGGAAGAAGGGTATGATACAGCAGAAGACAATTTAAGAGTATATGAGAGCGGTATAAACTACTGTATAGTGAGACACGGGAAAGTGGAGAAAGTGGCTCAGAGAGCTTCTACGGGCCTTACAAAGGCATTAAGAAAGGCGGACAAGAATATGACAGGATTAATAGATGGAGAATACACAGATATTAAGAGTAGAGGCATAAATAAGAAAACAGCCGAGTTCTATGGATACATGGTGAACAAAGAAAAGGGTGTTCATGTAGCCAATTATTATGATGATGCTGGAACATTGAAAATGCAGCAGCTTAGAACAGCTGACAAACAATTCCCTATTCTTGGGGATAAAAGCTTTAATGAGACATTATGGGGAATGCATAAGTTTGATCCTAATGAAAATGTATTCATCACTATTACAGAGGGCGGTATAGACTGCTTGACAGTGGCTCAGGTATTTGACTGTAAGTACCCTATTGTAAGCTTACCCAATGGAGCACCTTCGGCATTCAAAGTATTGCAAAAGAATATGCACCTATTAAGTAAGTTTAAATATGTTGTGCTAGGTTTTGATAGCGATGAAACTGGTTATAAAGCCACTGAAGAGTGTATTAAACTTTTTGAACCAGGTAAAGTTAAGATCGCTAGATGGTTAGATAAAGATGCTAACGCTATGTTGTTAAACGGCAGAGAAGCAGAAATACGTAAATGTGTTTACAATGCAGTGTCTTACATGCCAGCTCCTGTATTATCAGGTGATGCATTGATGGAGAGATTAAGTGGTTATAAATACGTAACTAAACCTTGGCCTTGGAGACAAGCTAATGAGTTATTTAATCCTATTAAAAAACCTTCTGTAATTAGCATTGTCGCTAAGCCCAAGCGTGGTAAGACAGAATTCATGGCGGCAATCACTGCTCATGAGCTTTCACAAGGAGGAAATGTCGCAATTATATCTGTAGAACAGTCCCCAGAGGAGACTTTTCTAAAGCAAGTGGGCAGTCAGATAGGTAAAGATTTATTGTCTTTAACAGAAAACAGAGAGTTAACAGAAGAAGAAAAAGCTTGGTGTGAACCTTTTAAAGATAGAATAGTGATCTATGATCATGTTAATTTTGGACAAACTATTGATTCTATTGTTAAATACATACCTTACATGGTGAGAGCCTTAAACTGTGAATACGTCGTATTAGATAACTTGTCAGCAAGTGCGAGTGCAAGTGGTGGAGATGAGCGTAAAGGATTGGATAAAGCTATGGCTGACCTAAAATCTCTTACTGTTAAGTATAATTTTACTCTGTTTAATGTTATGCATTTAAAAAGAGACAACAATATGCTATCAGATGAAGATAATGATATACCGAATGTTGAACAAATCAGAGGGACTCAAGGGGTAGAAAGCTATAGTGACGTAGTTATAGGACTGCACAGGAACCCTGGTTCTGAGAATAAAATAATACAGAACACATTAAGTGCTCATGTATTAGCGGATAGAGCAAGTGGTAATAAGACAGGTAATAGTTTTAAATTAAGATATAATCCTAAAACTAAAATGCTCCAGGAGGGGTGATGGAGAAGTGGATACCCGGTTACGAAGGTTTGTATAAAGCTACTAGTGAAGGTGAGATATATTCTTCTATATCAGGTATTTACTTGAAATTAACAAAGGATAGGCTGGGGTATATGAGAGTACAACTTAAACGCAGGACTTACAAAGTGCATAGATTGATTGCAGAAACTTTTTTAGACGATTTTTATGACAAGCCCCAGGTTAATCATTTAGATGGGGACAAATCTAATAATAACCTTGAAAATTTAGAAATGACAACTATCTCCGAAAACCTACGGCACGCCTTTAATACAGGTTTAATACGCAGAAAAAAGGGGGAGTTACATAACAGTAATAAGTTATTTAATGATGATGTGTCCATAATAAGAGAGTTATATCATAAAAAATCTTTTACACAAAAACAATTAGGTCTTATATTTGGTGTAGGACAACCTCATATAAGTACAATAATCAGAAAGGCAGGTTGGAGCCATATATAATGCCTATATTATACGATTTAGAAGCAAATGGCTTTTTAGAAACAGTAACAAAGATTCATTGTTGTGTGTTATACAATACAGACACAGGAAAGTATAAGAAATTTACTCCTGAAGACATTAATCTATTACCAAGTTTTCTAGACAAATGCACTAATTTGGTTGCTCATAATCAAATTGGGTATGATTTAAAGGTTTTGAAGAAGATTTTTAATTATGAATACAAAGGTAAAATAGATGATACTCTTCTTTTGTCTAGAATTATATGGCCGGACAGGGAGGGTGGTAAAAACCCACATTCTATTGAGTCTTATGGTAATGAGTTCGGGGTACCAAAACCTTTGCATGAAGATTGGGAGGTGTTTTCAGAAGAAATGCTGCACAGATGCACAGAAGATGTTAATATTTTAATAAAATTATGGGAAAAGATAAGCAGTAAAATAGAAGAAATGGGGATTCCAACCTCTGATTGGCAATTTATAACAGGCTTAGAGCATAAAGTGTGGAGAATTATAGAGGATCAGGCAGATTATGGATGGGAATTTAATCTCCAAAAAGCCTATGAACTTGTGGATATTCTAGATTCTGAAATTAAGAATACAGAAAATATATTACTGCCAAAATTGCCAATAACTGTCGTAAAGTCTGAAAAAGAAACTAAGGCTTTTACTAGTAAGGGTGATCCAGCAGCTATAGCCCTTAAATGGGTAGGCGATGAGGCCATTTTAGGGGGTAATTTCTCTAAAGTTAGATTTGAACCATTTAATTTGAACTCAGACAGCCAAGTTAAAGATTATTTGTTGCAGAAAGGGTGGGAACCCAAAGAATTTAATTTCAAAAAAGACAGATTTAATAAACCATTAAAAGATAAAAACAGAAAATTAATATTAACGTCACCAAAATTGCCCAAATCTGCGGAAGATTGGGAAGAGATAGCTGAACTTTTAGATAATGAAGACATAAAACTGCTGGTTAAGTATAATAAAATGACTCATAGAAGATCTCAGATAAAAGGATTAATAGCAAAAGTCAGAGCTGACCACAGAATAGAGGCTCAGGCTAACACGTGTAGAACAAACACTGCCAGAATGACTCACAGGGTGGTAGTTAATATACCTAAAGCTAAGCCTGATGTTTATTTAGGAACAGAGATGAGATCTTTATTTGTTGCTTCAGCTGGTAAAATATTAGTTGGGTGCGATGCAGATGCTTTAGAAGCTAGGGTAGAAGGTCATTACATATATCCATATGATAAAGCCTCAGCTTTAGAACTTATAGAAGGTGATATACATACTAAAAATGCTACCAATCTTAATGTAACTAGGGATAAAGCTAAAACTATTAAATATATGATGTTATATGGGGGTGGGCCATCGAAGATAGTAGATACTATGAAAGTTAGTATGTCTCAAGCGAAAGAGATTCATAGTAATTATTGGTCTTCTAACCCTGGGTTATTAGAATTAAAAGATAAATTAGAATACGAATTTAATAATACGGGATTTATAAAATCGATAGATGGAAGGCCTCTTAGTGTTAGGTACAAGCACGCGCTGATAAATACACTGTTTCAATCCACTGGCAGTATTGCTATGAAACTTGCGTTGTGTATTTGCCAGAAAGAGTTTGATTTACGTGGATTATACGCACCATTTATAGGCAATTTCCATGACGAGTTCGAATGCGAAGTTGATCCTAAAATAGCTCAAGAAGTGGCAAAAATACAAGAAGATTCTATACGTAGAGCTGGTGAATATTTTAAATTTAATATAGCATTATCAGGAAAAGCACAAATAGGGTATGACTGGTCTGAAATTCATTAAAAATAATTGTTGACAAGTAGTTGATAATATGAGAGAATGATTTAAACACAATAGGAGAGGAAACAATGGCTGAGAAACAATTGGTAAAATTCGAAGGAGCTTCTTTATATGCTCAGGTATATCCAGGGCAAGAACGAGCTCCACACCCTGATGCTGTTAAAGAGAAACCAGATACAGCTAATGATAGAACATATAGTATTCAAGTGGAATGCTCTGAAGAGCTTTACAAGAAGCTTCGCAAGGCTGGTATTAGTCCTATGCAAGAACTTAAAGAAATTGATGGGAAGAACTATATTCGAATCAAAGGTACACACACTAAGACATATGCTGATAAGAAGACAGGTGAATTAATCACTTCACGATTCAGCGATCCTGAAGTGGTAGATGCTGACGATAACGAGTTCACTGCATTAATTGGGAATGGTAGTAAGGTGCAAGTGATTGCTGAGCTTGTTGGATTTCCTGGTAAAACTCTGAAGGCTTTACGATTACAGAAAGTTAAAGTGTTAGAACATGTTCCTTATGAAAAACCAGAAAGTGATGACACAACTACAGTCGTGTTAGAAGAGGGCAGCAAAGAGCCTAGTACAGCTACAACAACAGAGAGTTTCTTTTAAGGAATCATTATGGGACACTTCTACTCGCAGGACGGACAGCCGTGCTACACTGTCCCAAACATTTCTAAGGGTGGGGAACGCAACACTACTGTCGCGGATGCAAGGAAGCTTGGTCTAGTTCCTTCAGTGACAGAACTTTTTAATCTTCTAGCCAAGGAGGGCCTCTTACGCTGGAAAGAGGATCACCTTCTCTCTGCTAGTTGGGAAATGATGTTTGAAGACCATAAAGACTTTGATGATTATAAACGTAACATAAGAGCTAAAGTTAAAGAAAGAACAGATAAAGCCCCAAAACTTGGCTCTGAGATACATGACGAGCTAGAGCAATGGTATAAGGCTGGAGCTAATACACCACCAGGGGGGAGGATAGAGCATGCAGTGTTTGCTGTTCGGGAACAAGTGGGAAAATCTGATTATGTGGCTGAGGAATCTTTCTATCATCCATTAGGGTTTGGGGGTAAGATTGACTTACATTGCAAAGAAAGAAATATTGTATTAGATTTTAAAACAAAAGATACAACAGATCTTAAGAAGATGAAAGGATATGATGAGCATATAATGCAGCTAGTGGCCTATAGAGAGGGACTTAATATACCAACGGCTGAATGTTATAACCTGTTTATAAGTACACAAGATCCAAGCATTATTAAACTAGTTAAATATACAGAAAGAGAGTTGCAGAGAGCTTGGGAAATGTTTAAATGTTTATTATGCTTCTGGCAACTTTCTAATAAGTTTGAGGTGATAGAATATGAATGATGAGACAGAAATAACAATGCCTGATTTTGAAGAATGGGCTATTAAATTAAGATGGGATGGAAGGCCTGAATATCAAGAAATTAAAATAGCCTTACAGCAAGCTTTTGAGCAAGGCAGATCTCTTGGTAAAAGAGAGACAGAGAGTGAATGGTGGGCTGAACAAGACCATGCAATGATGGTGGCAGACTTTGAAAGAGCTTCTCTAGAAGATTATTGGAAACAAAATGAAAACACCAAAGACTAGGTGTTCAGGGACAATGTCAGAGAGCGGCTTCTGGTCAATGATACGGAGCCATTTAAGAAGGTTATCACTGCGTTGGAGGCCAAGGAATGAGTATCTTATTAGTGTTCGCAAACAAAACGATGGGTCTCAGGACAAACGAACTAAATTCATATACAGATGTGAGTTATGCACTGAGTGGTTTGCTAGGAAAGATGTTGAAATAGATCACAAGGTAGAGTGCGGCAGTCTTAAATGTGCTGGTGATGTAGGTAGTTTTATAGAAAGATTGTTAGTGGAGTCTCACGGCTATAGATTACTATGCCGCAGCTGTCATAAAAATCGCACTAATGAATCTAGGAGAAAGAAATGACATTTTTAAAAGAGCTAGCAATAGGATTGGGGTTAACAGTCGGGTTTATTGTATTCATGATGATAGTGGTTTTAGTTGTCTGCTCCATTGTTCCGGCTATTTTAGGAGTGTTTGGGTTATGACAGAGATAAAAGATATGAAAATTAGCATGACAGCTTATATAGACAATAAAAGTATAGAAGAGTTATACCCAGAAGATTTAAAAATAAGCGTAGAATTTAATAACGTGAGCACAATAAACGATTTTATGAATGGTGTTAGGTGCTTCGCAATAGCCGCTGGCTTTGCTGAAGAGTCCTTTGATCGATGGTGGAAAAAAGGGGATGGTTATGGCGGTTAAAAAGATGGGAAGAAATAAAAGGAAGGCAGCCAATGTTGCTTACTTAGCTGAGGGAAGAAGTAGAAATAATAAAGCTAAGAAAATAGCCAGGCATTTAAAACTTCATCCTAACGATGATCAAACAAAGAATGAACAAGGTAAGGCAGTTAATTATACTTCCACTAAGCCTGTGTATGACATATTAGGGCGATTGGTGGTGACTAAGACAAAGGCAGCCCCTACAAGGAAGAAGTAAATGACTATTAAACATTTAATGATCCCTGATGTTCAAGCTAAGCCTGGCGTCCCTTTAGACCATCTTAAGTGGATAGGGGAATTTATTGTTGACAAACAACCCGATGTTATTGTATGTATAGGAGACTTCGCAGATATGGAGTCTCTTTCTTCGTATGACAAAGGGAAGAAGTCTTTTGAAGGGCGGCGTTATAAAGCTGATATTGCCTCTGCTAAAAAAGCTATGGATTTATTGCTTGGCCCACTTCGTTCATACAACGATAAGGCTGTAGAGAACCACAGAAAGCAATATAAGCCACGTATGGTGATGACATTAGGTAATCATGAACAAAGAATATCGAGGGTGACAAATGATAATCCTGAGCTGGACGGCGTTGTTAGTTATGATGATTTACCCTATCAAGATTGGGAAGTACACGATTTCCTTAAACCGGTTATTATCGATGGTGTTTTATACGTGCATTACTTGTCTAACCCTATGTCTGGTAAACCCTACGCTGGGACTGCTCTTAATCAGTTAGCAAAAGCACAACAGAGCTTCTGTGTAGGGCACAAACAAACATTAGATATAGCTACTTATTTTAGCCCTATGGGTAAACAAACATGGGGTATTGTGGCAGGTGCTTGTTATCAACACGATGAAGACTACAAAGGGTATCAGGGCAATGCTCACTTCAGGGGTGTTGTAATGCTACATGATGTTCATGAAGGGCAGCATGACCCTATGATAGTGAGTTTAAAATATTTAAAAGAGAGATATGGCAAGGAGAGTTTGTGATAATAGTGAAGATTGTCGCAGAGATTGAGAGGTTGCGTCCTGGGACAGAATTTGTATATAATAATAAATATTATGTAAGGACAGGTAACGGGTATATTTTATTGGGCTAACAGTGTTGACAAACAACAATAACATTGCTATACTGTAATTAATCCTTCACTGGCTTAAACACTCTTATTAACCGATTGATTTGTTAACGTTGATAATAGATGCATTAAGATAGGAACCAGCGGGGGAGAATATGCCTGGTATACATAACTACCCGCCATATGGCCACATTAGGCGTTAAGAAGTGGATGAGAGAGGGATAATATGTGCTCGCAGTAGGTGAAAGCCCTGCATTTTATATCTAGGACAGCGACCCTTTGGGTGATAGAGGCAGGCGAGAAACCTGGTCACAGAACAAAAATAAAACGGGCTGAGTAGTAAGTATCGATGATATAAAACAAGTGAAGGAAAAGCTGCCTGGCATGCAGCGTCTTTGATCGGTAATCTGCCCGCCCTGTGTCTACAAGAGGCGTTAACCCGTAGCTAAGAGCCCAAGAGCTTGTAGCAGGTGAGAGCCCTGCACTTATTATGACAATCGCGGCGTGGACAGTGACACGCACCTGAGACATCATCACGTGACCCTCGGGCTAATACAGGATTTACTAGGCGTGATACTTACGAGTGCAGGGCAGAGGCTGCACAAATGTATTAAGCGGGTGCAATTCCTGCCGATTGTCAACCTTATTAGGAGGAACAGATGTCTGAAGAATTTAAAGTGGGGGAAAAGGTTTGGATAAGGGATGGTAGAGGTGGGGATACGTTTGCTGTAATTTATAGTTTAGATACTTTAGTTGATCACTGTATTGTGCAATTTGACTGTGGAATAAAATCGGTTCAACATAAAAAGTGTATTAATAAATTAGTTAAAGAGTTTGACCCAGTAACAAAACCTCGTCATTATAATATTCATCCCAGTGGGGTTCAAGCAATAGAAATAACTGAACATATGAACTTTTGCATCGGAAACGCTGTCAAATATTTGATGAGAGCTGGAATTAAAACAGAAGACCCGACAGAAGATTTACGAAAGAGTGTTTGGTATATAGAAAGAGAGATAGCTCGCCTTGAAAAACAACTGGCTGTAAAACATGGGGTGTATACTTAATGAACGAAGATGAGGAAGATTTTATATTTGATCAATTGGGGATTTGTTCTTGTGGTAATACAGGGAGACAAGTTGAAGTTTTAGTTAAATATTTAAATGCACTAAACAGTAGTAATTTTGAAGATAAAAAACCTGGAGCTTTAAGAGTATTGATGGATAATCCAGAAATTATTTATGAGATATTGAACCATTTTCTAGTGGAAAAGGATGTAGTAGAATATGGATCTTCAGTTACTCATGCTTGGTACTGCGACCCAAGAAACAATAAAGATTTTTTAAAAAGAGCAAATAGTGTGTTAGATGCTTATGAGGATAATAATGACAAAACTGCTTGAATTTCCTAAGAAGATGCAAAACATTACTTGGACTGAAGCCATGGAACAAATGATGAAGAATGGCGATGACAACACAAAGGAAACAGTGGTACGCAACATGCTTATAATTAGTGAGACACAAGATGATTACAGCTTTGGTATGTTAAACACTAATGAAATACGGTCTATGCTAGGCACCATTGAATGTGTTAAAGGGTATTTAATAGATGTTTTAAGCATGCACAGTGAATATGAATTTCCAGAAGAATAAATTCTTTACACATTCTTTACACTAAGGAGCTTTACAGCTCCTTTTTTATTGTCTATTATTTAAGCAAGAGAAGATAATAACGGAGAATGAAATGAACAAAAGCTTAGCTCTACAATATTACAATATAGTGAGCTTTAGAGAAGATTTAGAATATTTATGTGATAATAAAGCAACGAACCGAATGGAAGATTTTGAAGGCACAATTCACTGGGTGTTCAAAGATAGTAGTATGATGAGCTTAGACAAGTTGGGTGGTGTATTTATAGATGGAAGACATGTTAATTAATAGGAGAATTAAAATGGCCGCATTATATTTATTCATATTAGTAGCAGGGTGCATGATGATAGCCAGGCATGATAAACAAGCAGAAAACAAAGGCAAGCAGAGTGTTATAAATGAGAGAATTAAACGTAAAATAGCTAAGAGCCATAAAATAGATGTGAGGGTGTAATATGAAGACAGTTAAAATTACTGCTGATGAGTGGTACCCTGTTTATTTTTTATCCGACTATAGTGGAGCCTTAGTTGAAATAGAGGATAAAGATTTAGCTTGGATAGAGAAAGTTTTTAATGAGTTTGATGATGTTCAAGATTTTTTAATTAGTAAAACTAAAGGAGAGACATTATGACATTCGTAAGCGCAGCAGTATTAGAAGCAGTGGCTAAACGTGAAGTGGATACAACCGTAGTAATGCGTATAATTGAGAAAGAAGTGTTAACAGCTGTTATGAAGAGTGCTAAATACAATCAAAGCAAGGCAGCTAAATTGTATGGTGTAAGCAGAGGTACAATGAGAACAAAGCTTAAAGAGCATTTTGGTGATGAGTATGTAGGAACACGAGGAGAATAGCGATGGCTAAGACAACAGTGTATTTTAAGGACGGCTCGAAAGAGCCGGGTATTGTGGTAGAAGATATATGTATACATTGTGTAGAGCAAGAGATAGACGAGATAGAGAAATTTGTTGTAGAAGATGAGAATCATTTTGGTTTTGAAAGAATAGAATACACAGCAGAAGAGTATCTAGACCGTCTTCGTTATGAACGTGATGTTACAGGGGGGTAGTATGTTGGCATTGTTTGGTATGGTATGTAATTTAATAGGTATATTTATAGGGTTCTCTGAATTTCATTCATGGCCTATAGGGGCTACCGTGATAATAATCAGTAATCTATTGTTTTTTATTATCGCTATAATTATTTTGACAGGAGGATAAACAATGAATGACATTACTAAATATTATTGGTGCAAAATAGCGGCTCTTGTGTTATTCTTTACGTTAACAGCTTTTAATGCTAATGCAGGTGTTAGATGCCAGGGTAAGTTGTTTGATGAAGGTGACAGTGCTACTAGAATGATAGAGACATGCGGCAGCCCTAACAGGGATGATGGAGCTTATATTGAATATATCAATCTTAATGGCTGGCGTTATTTGATTCATATAGGCGGTGGCGGAGCTATTGATAGCATAGTGCAGAACCCAGCGTGGAGTGACAGATAATGGAAAAGATAAGCGATTGTTGGCAAACCCCTGAATGGTTATTTGATGACCTTAATGAAGAGTTTAACTTTGATATTGATTTGTGTGCAACTGAAGATAATAGTAAATGTTCTTTATATGGAGCAGATTATTTAATTAATGAATTTAGTGATAAACATTACAATAATGTTAAAACAGAAACTTTTAAGTTATTTTGTGATACATACCAAATAAGCGTAGCGTTTTGTAATCCTCCATACTCTAACCCTAAGCCATTCATTGAAAAAGCCTGGGAAGACAGTCAATTCTGTCAAATCGTGTGTCTAGTTAAATGTGATCCTAGTACAAGATGGTGGTCTACTTTTTGGAATTATGAGGATGTTGAAGAGGATCGAGTTTGTCACATATGTAAAGGAAAAGGTCTAAACTCGTTTAATAATGAGGTTGAATGTAGGTTTTGCACGCAAGGTAAACAGTGGTTTCTAAAAGAGGACAGAGGCCCTAAACCCGGTTGTGAAGTAAGATTTTTCCCTAAGCGTATTAAGTTTGACCCGCCCGAGGGTTTAAATTTAGATTGTGAATGTGTAGAAAAATTACATAAAGATTTTTCCCTGAGATTGAGAGTTTATGAACAAGGTTTAAAATGCACTAAATGCAAAGGGGCAGGTAAGAAAGTATTTTCAGGCCCAACATTCCCTTGTGCTTTGGTTATTATGGATCGACGTAGCCTATGAAATATTGTACTAAATGTAACGTAGAGAGATCTTTTAATATGTTTAGAAGGCATATTAACACAAAAGATAGGTTAAATACACACTGCAAATCTTGTGAGAGAGATACACTTAAAAAATGGAGATTGAACAACCCAGAAAAGAAACGTATGCAAGAATGGCGGCACAATTTAAATTATGGATATAATATTACACCTGATATATACTTGGAGTTGCTTAATAAGCAGGGCAACACTTGTGCTATCTGTTTTAAAATTTGTTGTACGGGTAGGAGCCTAGCAGTAGATCATTGTCATCGTACTGGAACTGTAAGAGGGTTGTTATGTTCTAAATGTAATATGGGGATTGGTCTATTTAATGATAATCCTGATGTATTAATTAGTGCTATAAAATATATAATGGATAGGAGGAATTTATAATGAATATAGAATTAAAGATATTAAATAAAGAGTTTTCACAAAGCACAGAAAGAGGGATCGGAGGTTTTAACAGCACTGGGAGATAATTTATGACCGTAATAGTTTATGACGGAAAGACACTCGCTGCAGACTCTAGAATAACATGTGGAGGAAACATAACAACAGACAGTTATAATAAAATACATGTTCTGAGGGGCTCGATAGACTATCTGGGAGATGAGCTGTTAGCTATAGGTGTCTCGGGTACAGCCTCTGATGTATTGAAGCTTATAGAGCATTTACAGAGCTCTGATTACCCTGTTAAAAAAATAGACCATGAAATACATGCTTTAATTGTAGGAAAGAAATATATTTATGAATTATATCCACACGACAGTCATTTAATACGCTATAATAAGAAGACAAAGCTTGCAATTGGCAGCGGCGGGACAATAGCTAATAGCGTTATGATGCTTGGGCTAGATGCCAGTCAGGCTGTAAAGCATGCAATATCTATGAATGTGTATTGTGGCGGACGTGTTAGAACATGGAGTATGGGATGAGTCTAGATCTTAGGATAGGAAATAAAGGTTTTAATTACACTTATAATTTAGCCCCTGTTTGGTATCATTTTTACCCAAAAGCAGAGGGTATGGTGGATATAGAAGGGAAAACGGGAGCTGAAGCAGTTGGGAAACTGATAAATATTATAGAATGGATAGAAAATGATTATGAATATTTATTACAATTTAAACCAGATAATTATTGGGGTGATTTAGATGGTTTTTATTTATGGTTGTGTGAGTTAAGATTAGAGTGTTTTAAACAACCTGATGAAACATGGGAGGCCGATAGATGAAAATAATGTTATTTATTCTATATTGGGGGCTTTCTCCGACAGGAGAAAGGCTTATACACATTAACACACATAAATATCCTTCAATGATAGAGTGTGAATTAGCAGCTAAGAATATTAATGATAGACATTTGATTGTTAATGGTGAGCCTGTGAAAGCTCGATGTTTTGAGAAATCTTTAAAATAGGAGAGATAAATGGAAAACCTTGGAAAATTGATAAGAGATCAAGCTATTAGTGGATTTAATGAAGTAACTCGTGTGGAAGTGATAGATGACAGCGGTAGGTGGTATGTTAAGAATAAATGTGTTGAGGTGGAATTACAATTGCAGGATGGCGGTAGGACACTAAAGATCTTCGTCACCAACCTCCCTAAGGATATAGATAATGAGCATAGCTAAAGATGTAATGGATGATTTAAATATTGGTGATACATACACATATAATGGAAAGACATGGCTTAAGGTGGGGGAAAATAGATGGGCATTGGTGATAGAAGAGAGCGAAGTTGTTAATAAACAAGAAGAACGCACGATTCATTAAGGGGGTAATATGCCTTATACAAAAGAGGAAATAGCTTTGTTAGACAGGGGGTATGAAGCGGGGTACGCAAGAGGGGTTAAAAGGGTGGTTTCACTAATAGACCATATGGGCTTTTGTCACGAAGACTTGGAGGAAGAAGAGAACTATCACGATAGTTTCTTTATAAACCCTTACGAGGAGAAGTAAGATGTCTGAATTTCAGCAACAAGCTAATGAGAAAGAGAGGCTGAGGCTTCATGCACGTGATTATACAAAGACATTGACATTGGTGCAGGATGAGTTCTATGGCATAGATAATATGGACAAAACATCTAATGCTTATAAGATGTGTAGAGAGATAATCAAGAGCACAAGTTTTATGGTTTATGATGTAGAAGCTCAGGGTAAGATAGACGGTATAAAAATACAATATGAAATACAAGAACTCGAGAAGAGGCTCAGAATGCTTACAGGAGGTGTTTGATGACTAAATATAATGTAGGGGATAGGATAGAGTTTGATTTACAACTTGGTCATGGCATTGAATCTGGCACTATATTAGACATGAAAGGTGCTATTGATGACATCGAAGTGCTAAGAGATGCAGACGGTGGAGGATGGACTATAGATAAAAGTGACATTGTGAGCAAGCTTGCACAAGATGATGAGACAATGGTGAGTATTGATGACATTATAATATTAGGAGATAGGGATGAGGTGAATAAGAAGTTGTTGTTTGATAATGCTAGATTACTAGAAGACAATGACGCTATGCTGGCGGAGATAGTTCACTTGAAGGATAGAGTGCGTAAGCTGTTACATGAGAGCACAAAAAACAGCAGCCTGGAGACGATATTAACAGCTGAAAATGATAAACTAAGAAAGGATCTAAGCAACTCATGTTCACAACGGCTTGAAAGCAGAATCACTGAATTGCTCACAGCTAACGATGTATTAGAGGATGAGAAGGGTGAATTACAAGAGGAAAGAGATGAGTTATATGATAAATCTATGCAACAAATGGAAGAGCGCAGTGTGTTAGTGGTGGAATACAGAGAGTTGGAACAAGAGAATAAAACATTAATGAAGGTAATACGTGAGATAGCCGGGAAATAAGCCGGCTGTTTTACTGAGTAGAAGTGATTAATAAAGGGTTGTTTTATTCCGCATGGAAACATTGATATTTGTTACATTAATCAATAATGTATAGCATGCTATGGGTTTACAAACACATGTTCCACGTGAAACAATGGCATGTCAAGGGTGGCTGGGGCATGCTTAGGAGGGGGTATAGGATAGGTGTTTTTGGTATAAAAACCACACCGTGACATTGATTTAAAACTCTGGATAACTCGGATTATCGACACGTATATCTCGGAACAACACACACAAAAAAGCCCCAATTAAGGGGCTGGTGCCTATCTCTTTGGACGCCTAGGCAAGCGCTCCAACCTGTACACATACCAAGAATAATATATGCACTGGCCCAATCTGTGTATTATCCTATGCGTCTAGCTTGAGCCTTAGCTAACACCACTGCTAATCTCTCTTTGTTCTGTCTTAGTAGTTCGTTAATGTTCATGTTGTTCTCCTAATGTTTCTCTCTTCTTACTTTAAGTATAGACAATGTGTAGAAGAATGCAAGGGAATATGTATATTTATTTATACAATCTATCGATTGTTACATAGAGCTCCATAGCTTGCATATAAGAAGAGCTAAGAAGTAGGCACTAGGGTAGCCTAGGGTAGTGATAGATCGTTCAATACAGAGCTTCTATGGAAGGATTAGAGTGTATACTAATGTGTACCGGGGGCATGTCCCCCATTGATTGGAGGGGGAGGGGTTGTGCCCACGTAAAAATTGTCAATATAATTTAAATCTCACCTAGGGTATCATTATGTCCCTCCTAAAAATTTTAAATCAACCCAGCTTCTTGTAATAAATCTCGTATATTCTCTAATACGTCTGTAGCATCTAAATCACCAGAATAATATCTCTCAATCAAAACCTCAACCTCTTCTACATATTTCCAATCACTTTTCTTCATGCTACTATCCCCAATTCTCTAATAGCATAGAGCTGGTCTGGCTCACTCTGCCATTCTTCCATTTCCTCATAAGCTTGTTTATTCATATCATATGCTTTAGTCATTCCACCAACTCCAATTCATGTATAGCATAAAGATCGCTAGGTCCATCCCGCCATTCTTCTTTGTCAACATAGGCAAGAGAGTTTTGTAATTCTACGTACTTCTCTGCTCTATCTTTGTCCATAAATACTTTTAAATAACAATCTTTCTCTTCTGAAAATAGTGTTGTATCATAAGAATAAACAGCATAGCATTTCATTATATTATTTCCCCTGTATTAACGTCTATTTCATACAATGATGTATTACGTTGTATTTCTAATGATTCTTCTGAATCATTTCTTGTATCTTCTACGTGTTTAAATACTAGCTCAAGCATCTGCCTGTTTACAGGCCCCATGTGATGAACGAATGCTTTATATATATCATAAGCTTTGTTTTCTACAGTTATCCTCCTATGTGTATGTATTAAGAATAAGGCATCCTTTACAGACACTATATCAAATCTCATGTATTTCATTTATCCCTCCTATTTTAATACATTATAGCACGTATATTAATAATAAACAACTAATTAACATTAAACATAGGGTAATAGGTTTATTCTCATTAAATAGGTAATATTGACGTATAATCCTACATTAGTGGCTTTATTCCTATTACGCTGAGAATAGCTTAACACGTCTATAGCGTAGACAATAAAAAAGGCACCCTTAGGTGCCCTGTGTTTAAGCTTTAGCTTATGTTATTATATTTAATTATTATTTATATTAAATCTATGATATATAGATTATTCTAGATTATTCTGAGTTACTCTTGAGCACCCCAGAGACCCCTTCGCCCCTGCCCCTGTAAACCATTATATCCGATGTTTAGCCTCTTGTCAATACCCCAATTAATATTTATTTTTAACATCCGTTATTTATCAACAGTTAATCCCTCAAAACCACTTAGCACCCACGACAAATCAGCTTCATATTTCACTTTTAAGAAGGCTGCTTTAGCCAGTTCATCAATATTTGTGTATTGGTCTGACAAATCCTGAAGATTCTCTCTCTTAATATGCCCAGCTATAGTGCTCTCTGGTTCTCCCTCGTAATACTCACTGGGATAAAAAGAGTAAGTGTGTCTGCCTTGTTCAACATATCTATAAATTGCTATCATTTTATTTTGTACCATCTCTTTTCCCCTTAAATAATAAATAATTGTCTTCCACAACAATAAGCTCCGCTGTTTCTCCAGGATTCAATTGATGATTTGTATGCTCTGTTGTCTCTTCTTCCCCTACAAGCATGTTATTTTTATATATTCGTAGTATGTACATAATTCTATTCCTTCCATATAAGCTCTCTATTGAGAGATAATTATTTTAAGCTAGGGATGTATCACCCACCTTACAATCTCCTCTTCCACGCCCCTTAATGGCCCTTAAATCACCATCTATTGCCTCCATTCTCAATGTATGTATGATTTCTTCAGCAATTGGCAGGTCTTTCCTGTTTCTTTCTTCAAAATATTTATAATTCTCATTAATTACAGAATGATTCTTGTTAAATTGTAAAGAAAGCTCATTAAAGCTTAAGGGTGTTACACAACGAGCAACATAATGCGCTATTTTCCTAGCTCTTACCACCCTCCTAAGTCTGCTATGAGATATTATAGACCCTTTTGGTATTTCAAACATTTCCTCTAATATTTTTATCACCTCCTTTACGATTCTCATATCTCCCTCCTGTGTGTTACAGATAGAAATTGCTTGATGGCATGTACAATTTCTAGTGTTTCCTTAAATCTCTCTGTACAGGTTAAAAGCTCCGCTTTGTTTCCTATCATGTACGTGCGCATAAATACCTCTGTTTCATCCATAGAATTTATTGCAACAATTCTTATAACAAACCACCCCGGTTCAATTTCCATGTTATTCTCCTTGGTCAAAAAGGGGAGATTCATCTATTAAATTTATAGCTGTTATAAGTCTGTCCCTATCTTCTAAGGGTAAATCTTTATATTTAACCCCATCTAAACTCTCTCTAATATCTTCTATTTTGTGTTTTAGATAGTAAAGCTCCGTAGTTAAACGTACGATTAATTGATCTTTATTCATTTTATGCTCCTATATATTCTTATCTTTTATCATCTCTTCAGTTATCCAAATATTTTTTAATGGATGACTTTTCCAATTTTCGTAATTTTCAAAATATCTCTGAACATTATTTGGCAAATAACCCCAACCGCTGAGATTTCTTTTTATGCAATATAGAAATTCCATTTCATACCCCTATTCTTTCTTTTGCTATATTAAAATAACTTTCATCTTTTTCAATACCTATAAACCCTCTATTAAGATTCTTACATGCAACACCTGTTGTACCGCTGCCCATACAGAAATCTAGTACTGTGTCGCCTTCGTTGCTGTATGTTTTAATTAAATATTCCATAAGAGCTACAGGTTTTTGTGTGGGGTGGTAATATTCTCCTTGGTCTCTGGGCATTTCTAATATGTTTTTAGGGTATTGTTTATTCTCAGGTATGGATCGGGGACAAGATAGACTAAATTGCCCATAATTATCTGTTTTTGCTCTAGGCTTTATTGAGTGAGGTCTTATATTTTTAACTGGTTTATCTGTTATTTGATAATTATAACTGCACTGTTCTTTATAGAATATCGAGATTAGTTCGTACAATCTCATAGGTTGCTTTTTACAGTTAAGGTGACCGGTTGCTACAAGTTTATTCCATACCCAATCATATTTAAATTGTTTAATATTTGATACTCGCAAAACGCTGCTAAAAGGTTCCACGCCAAATAATACGATAGCCGTATTAGCTTTAACTATTCTTTTTAATTCTTTCCACATCCTTTCTAAATCAATAACTGTGTCCCATTTACAAGCCGTTGTACCATAAGGCATATCACACAATACTAGATCAATTGAACTTTCCTGTAGTTTAGGGAACACGTTAAAACAATCATCGTGGTATAGCATATTATACTCCTGGTAAAAGCTTATCTATCTTAGCTTGATTAAAATGTATTTTATAAACTGTCTCTAATACATCAGGATTACTTTGTTTATATGAATAAAACATCCATCCATACATTTGTCGCCCAATCAATTCATCGTTTTTAAATTTAGAATAATCTTGGCGTATTGTTTCATCATTAACAGCTACGCTGTGCATTTCTGAAAACCACCAATTTACTCTATGGTCTAATGTATAGCCTATTTTAATCAATTCTTTAGCTCTGAAATAATATAAGACGCTCATTATTCACCTCCTATTGATTCTCCGGGTCAAAACTGCCATTATCAATGCTTACCACAAGCTTGCTCCACCATCTAAGAGCATCTCCATCATTGTCAGCACTCACCCACTCTCTCCAGGCATTGTCACCTATCATTCCATGATCTTTTTCTGAAACATGATTTTTGATACAAAACACTAACAACCATTTCTCTACGTCTTGCTCACTGGCAGGTGTGCCCACCACTAAGTCAGCAAAATCAGCCCTAATTTGCCATTTTGTACGAGTCTTAACTGGTTTGCTCTTCGCCAATTGTTCATCTGCCCAAGAATTGTTTGGATCTGGCACAGAGTCAAGCATGTCAGAAATCCACTCACTAAAAGGTTTCATTTCACACACCTCATCAATTTAATCCAATTACCATAATTCTCTATTTCTTGCTCACTATAACTAGCCTCTTGTCCTATAGCTTTATAATTCTCTAGCCAATGCTCTATAGAATTAGTTTGACAACCTATAGTTATTAAACCATTAGCCATATAAGCAAAATGTCTAGAACTGTTAAATGTGTATATGTTAATATTTTTAATATAAGATAGATTAGCTCCATATAGATCAGCTCCATGTAGATTAGCTCCATATAGATCAGCTCCATGTAGATTAGCTC